CTATGCGTCGTTACGGATTGACGTACGACATGCCGGTGGGCATAGAATTGAAGATAGGAAAAAACTGGCTTGACTTACACGAAGTAGAACTATAAGATATCATACACCCTAGATTTCCGAAAAGGAGAAGGATTATGCAAGGGACAGAAATGGTAGAAATACTCGGTGGCGATGACCTTAAGGAGATCATGCGCCTCACGGGACAGGCAGACAACACACCGAAAGAGCGCGTCGGCTTGCCTCGTTTAGGGATAAATTACGATCAGGAATCGAATGAGGGAGAGCCTCTCACACGGGGGGACTGGAAGATTATGGTCGATGGTCGGATCATCTATGCGAAAGAGGTGACGATCCAGCCGCTGATGCGCCGCTTCGAATATAGTATGTGGGATTCGGAGATGAATGACGGACGGGGCGGGTTC